TGTAGTGGCTTATACGAGTGAAGAAAGATTGAATGTGAAACATTAAATATAGATTAGAAATGAAGAAGATTAAAGATTTAACAATCAAGGTAACTTATAGAGTTGGACTTAGTGATGTTGAAGTCCCTGACAAAGTTTATGATGAATTAGCTAAAGCTTATGATGAAGGTGGGTATGTACCTGAATGGGATGATGAGCTTGAAAATGCAAATGAATGGTTATTAGATAATATCCGACAAGAGGATGCAATGGATTGGGAGTTTGAGATTGACGATTTTCAAGATGAATAATTCAAAACTAAATAGTAATGAACGAAAATTTTCTGAAATTGGCATATCAGTCGCTCAAACGCCAATTTAACGGTATCAGTAAAAATAGTTGGATATGGGTTGATTTCTTTGAAGATGAAAAAGTGGGATTTGACTACTTCAAAGAACAAATTGAACGGGACGAAGATTTCGCCTGCCTGCAAGACGAGACATATTACTTGGGCGAGGATTTAGACGAGTTAGCTTATGATGTCGCTTGTGAAATTGCCTCAAAATTAAGAGGTAATGATTTTTTAAACCAATGTGAACAATGTATGTTAAGTAATAGCTTATGAACTCAATAAACAAAAACGGTTGCAGCGTATGCCAACCCGGTAAAGAGAATTACACTACCTATACTACCAGATTGAGAGGTAAGAGAGTGAGAATGTACCAGTACGACTACCGTACTGAAAGTAACGAGCTGTTTTCTTGTTGCGCACCTACCTTAGAGGCGTGTAGAGAAAGACGGGACAAATGGCTTAGTTCACGACAATAAGCCGATTGTCGTGTATAACGATTGAAGATATTTCGTTATCTTTGGTTATGGTAGTACCTTTGGGGTACTATCGCGGAATGGAGCAGTTGGTTAGCTTACCGCTTTGACTTGGCGGTGGTCACAGGTTCGAGTCCTGTTTCCGCAACTATTGAGTATTAATTAAAATTTGACACGATTATGAACATTCTTACATTAAGCATCAAACAGAAGTATTTCGATGAAATCTTGGCAGGCAAGAAAACCCACGGCTGGTACATCACAGTTGGGGTCACGCAGACAGCGTTATAGTGACCTTCGTACTTCATTTGGTTTAAGCGGTGGTTAGCTATGAGCAAGGTAGAACAAGCGAACCGGTATATAGACCTCATTCGGGTAAAATCGAATGAGGCTTTACTGTTTTTATCACTTGGTAAGGATTCGCTTGTTCTGCTTGATTTAGTCTATCCAAAGTTTGACCGGATTGTTTGCGTGTTCATGTACTTTGTCAAGAATTTGGAGCATATTAACCGTTGGATAAACTGGACTAAAGCTAAGTATCCGAAGATAGAGTTTGTTCAAGTACCACATTGGAACCTTACTTATATTCTCCGTGGCGGTATGTATTGTGTGCCAAATCCGAAAGTAAAGCTATTGAAGTTGGCAGATGTGGTAAAGGCTATGCAGCTTACTCATGGAGTTTATTATACATTCTTGGGCATGAAAAAAGCTGATGGTATGAATCGTAGGCTTATGTTGAAAGGGTATGAGGTAAACGGTTACGAGAATAACGGTATGGTTTATCCTTTGGCTGATTGGACACAAAAGGATATTCTTGCTTATATGAGGCAGCACAATTTACCCGAACCAGTTCGATATTCATTGAAAGCCAGTTCGGGAGTAGGTTTCAATCTTGATTGTATGCTTTGGATGGAGAAGAATTACCCGCAGGATTTACAGAGAATTTACAAAGTTTTCCCGATGGCTGAAAGAGTGCTTTGGGAGTATCATAATCAACAAAAGTAAGGAGGAAAGCCGAGTTAGAAGAAGAACAAAAACAGCAGAAGAAATAGGAAGACAAACGATGCGTGCTCTTGCTGCTAATAATCAAAATGTATCACGTGGTGGCATAAATAGACAAGGTAGAATACTTCGTGCAAATGCAGGTGCATTGCTTCCTATTTATCAAAGGCAAGGAAATAGAGCCGCAGTAAATGCAATGCGTTCACGTTTGGGGTTAACTAATGGATGATATGGAACTAAGTAAATACATAAAGAGTGAATCGGTGGAACTTAATCGTTCTGCCATTCACTTTGCGGATTATAATCCCCGAAAACTATCTGATGAATCACGTAAGACACTGAAACGTGGCATCAAGAAATTCGGATTGGTAGGTGGAATAGTTGTGAATAAGCGTACCGGGCTTACCGTAGTTAGCGGACATCAACGTTTGTCTGTCATGGATGAATTGCAGAAGTTCCCCGATAATGACTACCGTATTCGTGTCGATGTCATAGACGTGGACGAGCAGCAGGAAAAGGAGTTAAACATTCTAATGAACAACCCTAATGCACAAGGGACATGGGATTTTGACGCTCTTGCCCGTATTGTTCCTGATATTGACTGGAAAGATGCAGGTCTGACCGATGCAGACTTGAATATGATTGGTGTCGACTATCTTTTGCAGACCGAAGAGGAAAACTCTATTGCGAATGCTTTGTCTGATATGATGGTCCCAGTTTCCGAACAAAAAGAAGCCAATAAAGCCGCCAAGCAGTTGGAACGTGTCGAAAAGGTTGCCCACATGAAAGAGGTCAAACATCAGGTGAAAGAAAACGCACAGAAGCAAGCCGAGAACATGGATGCCTATGTGGTGTTGTCCTTTGATACCTATGAAGCTAAAGCCGCTTTCTGTGAGCGGTTTGGGTATGACCCCGATATGAAGTTCATAAAAGGAGAAGTGTTCGATGAACAAGTAGAAAAAATAGATTAATTATTGGGAGGAAAGCTGAGTCAGAAGAAGACAAAGAAGTTTTAACGAAATACTTGGTACTGTAAGAAGATTAAAAAGAGTATATCCAGGAGAAGCAAATAATTCGCGAATCATGAACGCAGCAAGAAACGCAGGTAAGAATTTGGCACGAAACTTAGGAGTAGATGCGTCTGTGTTGTCACTTCCTTATTGGCGAAAGCAACGTGGATATACAACTGTAAGTAGAGGATTGGCAAACGGATAATTAATTATGAGCAATAGTGAATCTCAAAACAGAAAAGGTAAAGGAGGAAGAAAGCCTAAGTTTGATTATACAAGCGAGGACTTTCTTTCTCTCGTGGAATCGTATGCCAAAAAGGGATTCACTGACAAGGAAATTGCTTATGCCATAGGGATTTTGCCTCAAACATTCTGCGAAAAGAAAAGTGAGTACACCGAAATATCCGAAGTCTTAGCGCGTGGGCGCGCGACAATCAATGCCACTGTAAGGGCTAAATTCCTTGCAATGGCTCTCGGTGGCATAAAAACCAAAAGCATCGTGGTAAGAAAGCTCCGTGATTCAGAGGGAAATTTGACAGGTGAGGACGAATTACAAGTTAGCGAAAGCGAGTTGGCACCAAACTTGCAAGCAATGTCTGTTTGGCTGTATCACCACGATGAGGATTGGAGAAAGGTTGAACGCAAGCAGGATGAAGACGCTGATATTCCAACAGACATAGAGCATGGCATCAACATTGATTCCTGGATTAAAGACAAGCTAAAATGATAGTACCTCAAGAAATTTACCATCCATTATATGAGGATAAGGAAAAATTTATAATTCTTATCACCGGTGGGCGTGGTAGCGGAAAGTCTTTCAATGCTTCTACTTTTATTGAGCGGTTGACTTTTGAAATGACTCCTGTAGAGAAGATTGTGCATCAGATTCTTTACACCCGTTACACGATGGTTTCTGCCGGTATGTCTATCATCCCCGAAATGATGGAGAAGATAGATTTGGACGGTACCACGAAATATTTCAAGACCACAAAGACGGACATAGTCAATAAGATGACTAAGAGCCGTATCATGTTTCGGGGTATCAAGACTTCTTCCGGAAACCAGACAGCAAAACTGAAATCCATTCAAGGCATTACGACTTTCGTCTGCGATGAAGCGGAAGAGTGGACAAGCGAAGATGAGTTCGACAAGATAATGCTCTCCATTCGCAAGAAGGGTATTCAGAACCGGATTATCATTATAATGAACCCATGTGATTCCAATCACTTCATCTACAAGAAATACATTGAGAAAACTCACAAGCTGGTAGAGATTGACGGTGTGCAGGTTCAGATTTCCACTCATCCGAATGTGCTCCATATCCATACTACGTATTTTGATAACTTGGATAACCTTTCTCCTGAGTTCCTGAAAGAGGTGGAAGATATGAAGGTGAGTAATCCTGAAAAGTATGCTCATGTGGTTATCGGCCGGTGGGCTGACGTTGCAGAAGGTGCTGTGTTCAAGAAGTGGGGAATTGTTGACGAGTTCCCGGCTTGGGCAAAGAAAATTGCTTTCGGGCAAGACTTCGGTTATACGCATGACCCGTCTGCTTCCATTCGTTGTGGTATCGTTGATAACGCCCTT